TCCAAGCAATTCTTTTGACTGTCATTTAGTCCTCGTCGTCGTCATCCACATAATCGCCCAACTTCTCTGGCGGTATTCCATCAGGCAAAATCCAATGAGGATATGCTTGAGGCTCTGTAATCATAAACATGGCAACATCTTCAGCAAAACCTGCACGCTTCAAGCTGCAAAAGTATTCATAAAGCCCAATGCAGTAAGCATCGAGTTTCGAATATCCTTGTTCCTCTAGCGCCTTAGTTGCTTTTCTTGCCATGTGGATAAGTGTCCCTTACTTTTTGAGAAGTTCCATCATCTGCTCTTGGCGTGTCTCTATTCTTGCCAATCGGTCAGCGAGAGATGATCCACCATTCGGCGTAAGAGTCCACAGCCAACCGCGAACCAAATAACGCAGACCGCCAACAAATACAGCAAGCGTCGAGACAATGGCAAGGATGAACCCTGCCCAATCACTTGGTGTCACCGCAAACCGAAGGCTTCATCTTTAGGATTTAGCCAACGCATGATCGGCGGAATTGTTGCCAACGCGCCAGCGTAAGCAACGTTCTTAGGGTCAGTCTCGCCCGCAGCTATGAGTGCAAGTGCAGCTGTTAGAAAGGCTCTGCCCCAACTTGCTAGCATCTTTTTTAGGTCCTGGCTCATCTGTTCCTCCTAGTAATGGGATGTTAAAAAACTTCGAATCCGTGTCGCCAGCCTTTGTAAAACTGACGTGGATGTGTTTGGTGTGTGGATTAACTCCGGTGTATTTGCGCCAGCGCCAGAGGCTTCGAGCGCTTGCAATCTTGTGATTAAAGATGACATAAGCAATTCGTTTATCTGACTTGGCTGCAATTCGAATCTGGTCGGCAACGTAAGCAGCTGTAGAGGCTTGTTCGTTGAAATCAGCATCGAGATCGCAAGCCCTGACATACCCTGAATCAGGGTCAGGGTTATGATCGCTTTTCCGGGTCGAGTGCCTAGAGTCTCCGATTGTCCCGTCTGAGTCACGCTTGCGACTTGGATAAGCATCGTCTGCCTGTTCCCTAAGTTGGATAACTGATTTACTTAGTTTTGGCTTCATCGATCACAATCGGTGTGGATTGTTCCGCTTGTCGGCGGTCGTATTCTGCTTTTGTCATTGAGGTGAATTGCTCGTTGCCGTGGTCAATAATTGCGTGTTCTACTTCTACGCCGTCCATACGTGCAACTTTGATTATTGTCATTTTATCCATTTTACAACTCCGCACTAAAGCCGATATAGGCATTTACATTTGCATTGGCAATTAAATATCCTGCACGATACTGGGTCCAACCAGTGCCAATTATATTTACTGCATAACTATCTTGAGAATTTGTATTTGCAGTGACAGATGAAATAGCGTATAAAACATTGGCTCCAGTATCAAAATAACCAAGTGCTGAATAATCAATTGTTGAAATTGGTCCTACTCTCATACTGACTGGGAAGGTAACAACTGCAACACCAAGCGTTGCACTTTGCGCAACAGCACTTCCAAAGTATGTATACCCATTATATGTCGCATTAAAACGATAATAATACCTCTGACAAGCGGCTAATTCTCCTTGGATTGTTCCAGCGTAAGTCTTAAATGGTGTCGCAACTGAACCAATCTCTAACTGAATACCAGTGATGTCGTAGTAATCTGCTGCACCTGCCGTGCCCACTGGTGTAAAATCGAAATAAATTGCTAACTGTGTAGATGTTGTTGGCACTGTTGCAGTAAAAGTAAATCGTTGCCAAGTGCTTGTCAAAGTTGCATTTTGTGAAATTGGCAATGAACTTCCAGTAAAACCACTAAATACATTTTGGTCTGTTCCTGTGCCTGAAGCGAGTCTTACACCTAAAATGCTTGATGTTGCTGAGTAATTGGCACCTGAGCGAGCATAAAAAGATAAAGTGACTGTTTTGCCTGCATAAGGTATTGAGTTGATGGTTTCAAAGTTTTGAGCAATAGTTAAAATGCCTAATCCAGTTTGACCAGAGTTTCGCTGATAACGTGTGGCGTATTGTATGTTAGGTAAATTGGTTGTATCACCTGTTGCAATACGAGATACTGTGCAAGCCTGATTTGCTGAGGTAACTGTCTGCCAGCGATCTGCAAAAAAACCATTTGCTGCGGTTGTTCCAGCGGGAAATGAAAAAGATGTTCCACGTTGCCACACCTGAAATGCTGAATTTAGAACTGGATTGGCATTGACTGGGGCCTGATAGCGCAAGCCTGTTGAAGTGGAACTATCTGCTACAAGTGTCTCGCCATTGTTGCCTACTGCTAGGCGGGCTGGAGTATCAGCTGCACTAGCTGCGATTAGATCGCCTTTAGCATCAACGATTGCGTTTTGGATCGCGTTTGCATCATCTGTCGTGACCCACGTGTAATCAAGATCCGTATTAGATGCCTTGCTTAGGATCTGTCCGGTCGTACCACCCTTGAGATCGACAAAAGACGTATCGATCGAGTTGCCAAGGGTACGCATTGCAGCTGCACCATCTTTGACCAAATCTGTATCGTCTGGGGTTTCCCAGTTAAAGTTAGTTGTGTTTGCCATTAGGCAACCGCTCCAATCGCATTGTTCCATGTAAGTATACCCGATAAAGTATTCCAAGCCTCGGAGCCTGAAACCTGATCCCAGCGAACTGCAACCTGGGAAAATTCGATAGGGGTCGCATTGATCGTAAGATCGACCCGGTTATATCCAGCCCTAAAAGTAAAGCCCTCAACGTATCCCTCAAAAGTGCCGTCGGAGATATTGTTTGGCAGATTGACAATTTTGATAGGTTGTCCCATAAAGATACTGATTAGAGCGTCACGATCAGCATTGTCGATTTCGTTGTTACCCAGCGGAAAAGTAATTGCGTCAAATTTAGGACGTGGATAAGCCTTCAAAGCCAAACGACGATCTGCCACTAGTTGCGCATCGGCTGCCCCATGGATAACTGTGTCAATAGATTCTGCATATCTGCCAAAACTAATAATTGAAGTATTGTCAATCGCAGTTTTTTGAGAACCAAATCCTGCGCCATAATTTAAGGTAATGTCATTGCGAATGTCGCCTGATTGTGTTAGTTGTCTAATTCCAGAGGCATAGGCACTATTTGCATCCAATTCTGTGTAACCGTTTGCAGCCAAATAATCCTGTCGATGAGTCGAATCGGCATAACAAATGCGACCTGCACCGTCCTCATATAATTGACCTAAAGCAGATTGAGCAATAAGAGCTGCAAGAGTGTATCGATCCACGACAGCAGCTGATGAAGGACGAGATTGGCAAGTGTAATCACCTGGTCGATCGATCTCGCCAAGTCCTACATTTTCAGCAGTTGCCCAAGTTGTTGCAGGATTGTAGGTAGCCCAAGTTACAGCCGGTGCAACTTCATTCCAGTTATTGATTAAAAGATCAACCAACAGAGCATAAATCTGGTCGCCGTCCTCATCCTGAGATAACGTGTCAGTCCAGGTTGATTTTGAAAGTCGGGACAAAGCACCGACTGCAGTTATATTGGCAGCTGTAGTGAATCCCGTAGATCCAGCATTTACAACCTCAACACTAAAATCTGTGATAAAACCACCAAAAATAGGAACATAAGTCCCTGCAGAATTTTGCAACTCTATGGTTAAAGAATCTGTTACCTTAAAATCAAATGCTTCATTGGTCAGATTGACCAGTTGAATATTGCAATAACCGGCTTGAGTCTGTTGTTCAATCGTCGTACGACCGCTGGTAATTGTAAGATTGGCGACTGTGCTACTTGCGTAATTTGTAGCGCTGCCATTAATAAACACCTTCCAAACTGGAGACCAGTTGCTCATACGTAAGCCAAACTTGTCGATCCATTAGTGCCACGCATATTAGAGGATTGAATAATATCCACGATTTGACGAGCAACGCCTTCCTTGTCCAAGGCTCCAGTTACATTGATGTTGTAGGTATCGCCACTATCGCGCGCTTCGGCTTTACGAAATGACCCTACATTGAACGATCCAATACTAGAGGCTGCGTCACTTGCAGCAACAGATGCTGCTCTAAATGAACCAGGAGTGCCACCACCGCCACCACCGCCAGATGTTGATCCTCCCCCTCCTCCACCGGTGCTTGGCGCAGCTGGCGGGGTATATGTCGGTACGGGGACACTTGGAGCTGCAACGGATGGAGCAGCATTTGCTGGTTTTGGTATTGTTGGAATGTTAGGCAATAGTGGAATTGAATTGTAAGCCTTTATCAGAGCATTGATTGCATCGATTGCACCTGATACCAGAGAACGAATAGTGTTAACAACACTACCCACGATGTCCACCACACCAGCAACGATTTTGGCAACAAACGAAATTGCTCCAGCAAGTGCGACCGTAAAAATCGGAATAATGTAATCGACAATAAATGACCCTAATACCTGGAAGGATTCCTTGTTGTCTGAAATGGCTTTTTTGATTGGGTCAAAAAGTTTTGCAAACTTATCAAATGCCGGAACAACTTTTTCAATGATAATTCTAATAAGTGCTTCAATGATTGGAAGCAACTTTGTGCCGATTGTTTCGACACCTTCATCAAATGCAACTTTTAAGCGATCCACGCGTCCTTGGAAAGTCTGGGCATTAGCAGCTGCTGCGCCACCAAATAAATCTGACAAACGGGATTGAACTTGAGTAAATGACATTGCCTTTAATTCGGCAGATGATAATCCAACGCCTAACTTGCCAAGAGCCGCTGTGTTGCCGTCATAAGCCTTACCCAAGGCATTTGCAACGCCTTCAA